CTATTTCGTGGGTTTGACCCGTGTACCACGGCGTAAGTAATGGCGTTTGGTGGTTTGCACGCTGGTGTGGCCCAGTTGATTTGCTGCTGCCTGTTCCCCTCTGCTGTCTGCAACGTCATCAGCGGCCTTGGCGCGCAGATCGTAGAACCAGAATGTGCGGATAGCTTCAGCCAGTGACTTGTTGCTTGCTGCATCTGCGGCCTCTGCTGCTTTCGTGCGTGCCACTTCAAAGTGTCTGCGCAGGGTGATGGGTGTGATGGCCGTGCCTTGCTTGTTGGTCAGTAGGTTGTCGCTGTGTAGCTTGCACTGCGCTTTGTGCTGTGCAATGCGCTCTAGCAGGACGGCTAGTTCCCCTTCAATCACAAAGCGCAGCGGTGTGCCGGTCTTGCTTTGTTTGATGACCAGGTGCCCATCTTGAATGTGCTGCTCTGTCAGTGTGCGCACATCACCTGGGCGCTGGCCGGTCAAGTAGGCCAAATCCATGGCGTTCTTAAGCAAGTCACTCCCTTGGTCGTATACGGCACGGTACACCTCATCAGTGATGTACACATTTCGCTTCCCAAGTGCGTGGCCTTCAATGCCTGTGCATGGGTTCTCTGCCTCAGTCCAGCCCCATGCGCGTGCCATGTTGAACATGTGGCTGAACGTGCGCTTTAAGCGGTTGGCTGTGGTGGGCGTGTCTTTGGCCCATTGCAGCAGCTGGTAGATGTGCTTGGGCTTGATGGCATTCAGCGGCGCTGGTGTTGGGTTGCAGAAAAAATCACGCAACTTTCTGAGGTCGCCGCGTTGCGTGTTTTGTGTGGACTTGGCTTTGGTGGCGAGTACTTCAGCCTCGTACTTATCAGCCAAATCGGCAAACGTCTCTTGGGGGCCTTGATGGGGCAGGGCAGAAAGCTCAAGCCATTTTTTAACTGCTTCGCGGTAGTCGCTGCCCAGCGGGATCTCTTTGCGGGGCTTGGCGCCGGTATCAAAGTAGTAATACGTTTTGCCCGACTTCTGTCTGCGGGCACGGAAGTTGGGCATTGAATTAACCATGGGCGAATGCTGGCTCCCATACTGCTGGGGCCATCTCCTGTTTGGTGGTTGCACCTTCAATCACGGCACGTGCCACTATGGGGCGGCCTGCCGCGTTTACGTAAAAAGGTATATGCATTGTGCGCAGTGCGGCGGCTTGCAGGGCTTCGCGGGTTCTCCCATTTTTGCCTTGCCGAATACCGGTTAGTTCTTTGATCTCTTCAGGGCTGAGAAACAGTGCCATCGCTATGACTCCAAGGAAAAAGCCCACGCGGTATGCACCGGGTGGGCTGGGTGAGGGGGCGTCTGTCGGGTCAGTGGCCGGGGCAGGGTGTCAGGTGGGGTGGTTTGTGAACTGCTTTGTTACCCTTGCATAAGCTTTGTTGCAGGCGCGGCTTTTACACTTGGTCATCTTTTAACTCCCACAAAGAAAATGAAAAAACTCATCGGTTTGGCTTTACTTGCCGCAGTGCTGACAGGTTGCGCGGTGTACACGCCCAGCGGCTCGGTGGTGGTTGACCCCGGGCATGGCGGCGGTCATGGTGGTTTCTGCCCACCCGGTCAGGCCAAAAAAGGCAACTGCTGATTGGCGCAGCGGTTTTCTGCCCCAACAAAAAGCCCGCATACAGCGGGCTTTGTTGTTAAAAAGTGGCTCTAGCGCTTATGCAGCAAGCGCTAGCAGCTATCAAACTTAATGCATTGCCTAGCGCAATTGCAAGCTGCCTTGGGTAATGCCTGCTGGGGCAGCAGACTGCGCGGCAGCGTGGCGGGCCTGCGCCTCGGCGCGCTCGGCCATGCGGGTGGTGCAGGCGGCGGCAAGGTGGGCCAGCGTGGTGTCGGGCACCATCAGGTCGGTGCGAATGGCCTTGGCCAGCTGCGGCAGCGTCATGGCGATAGAGCCAACCTCCAGCGCCTGCACGTGGGCCCGCAGCTCGTGGCTGTTGCCCGTAAAGCCCAGCAGCAGGCGGGTGAAGTGGGGCGGCTCACCATCTTTAAGCACGGCATCAAACACCGCCTGATACACCTGCGCCGTGGCGGCGTGGGCCAGTTGGCGGGCTAGATCGATGCGGCTGGTGGTTTCTTGGGGCTGGCTGTGATTACCGGATTGCTGCTCCAGCACATCCAGCACCCAGGTGCGGAATTCTTTGGCCACCGAAGTGCGGGCAAACATGGCCAGCAGGTGCGCGCCACGCAGGCTGAAGATGCGGGTTTCGCGCTGCAACTGACCGTTGTTTTGCGAGACGGTCAAATTGACCGTCTGGGTCATCGCACTGGTGAATTCGTCTGCTCTGCGGCGGTAGATGCGGCTGATTGCATCTTCTTCTGCATAGCCCAAGGCGCGGGCAATGTCGCTGGCTTTGAGCCACGGCTGCCCATGTTGGTCAACGATTTCGAAAGTAGTGGAACGAAAAGACAGCGCTGATGCGCGGGTGCTGGTGGTGTCAGCCATAACGGCCTCCGTAGGTTGCATGTTTGCTACAACCACCGCCTTTGACGCCAACCAAAGGGCGGTGACTCGAAGAGGTTGGCGTACCGGGCAACCCTGCGGCAAACCGGCGAGCCTTGCGGCTCCCCCTCCGAGCCACCATAAAACTGGGGCCACAGACGAAAAAGCCGCACGACTGCGGGAACAAGTGCGGCTTTTCATCACCGCAGGAAGTTGCTTCGGGACGCCAATCCCGATCACGCTTTACTGGCGTGACGGGGTGGAGTGTACGCCAAACAGTCGCATTATGCGAATTTATTTCGACACTTTTGCGACATTTAGATGCTGATTTTGGAGTAATCTTCTTCGTTTACTTGGAGGTTTATTTGTGAGAAAAAATTCTAATAATAAATGTGGATTAATATGCTTTTTACTATTATTCATTTTATCCGTGATTGTATTTTTAATAATTATCAATGATGCTGATGTTAAAAATTGGGTGAAGCATAATGAAGGTATGGCCTCATGGGTGCAAGCATTTTTTTCTGTTATCGCAATAATCGGCAGTGCATGGGTGGCAAATGATTTGTTTTCTAAAGAAAAAGGTCATGAAGCAATGTTGCGGGAGCAAGAAGTTTTAATAAAATCTGTTGCAGTAGTATCTAATTTAATTGATTTTTCTGAATTGATAAATAAACTTTTAGAAAAAAGAAAAAAAATGACCGTGCTTAATGTACAGGTATTGAATGATGATATTTCATATATTATCAACAAATCCCCATTGCCAGAACGAGATTACATTGAAAAAACAATATATGCTGATCCTGAATTGGCAAAATCTTTAGCAATTGCAGCTGAATCAGTTAGGCAGTTAATTAATAATTTAAACTTTTATATGGATGTATATAAAAAAGACAATTATATTTTGCCACCTGAGAAAAATGAAAAAGTAATTGAGTTGATAACTTATATCAGTTGTAACTCAAATTTTGCAGTTGTTAGATTGATTGATTTTTTAGAATCTTATAATGTTAGAGTTATGGATAAAAAAATTAATTAATATTAATCGCTGTTAATGGCAAAGACAAAATGTAATAATATTTTTTATCTGAAAAAATGCTCAACCTCTACGAATCAATGACCGGTGCCCTGCGTGAGCACTGGAAAACTCATAACAACGCATACCCTCAGCGCTTTGAGCTGACTGCCAGCGCGCATGCGGCGCTGGTGGAAAACCGTGAGCTGGTGGTCACGACCATGAACTACAGCAACCGCAGTGCGTTGGGCGAGGACTTCTTGGGCGTTCCCATTGTTGTGTCCGAGGCTGGCAATGTGATGGTGGCTGTAGATGGTTCGGTGGTGCCGCTGGGGTAAAAACTGCCTCTAGCGCTTATCCATCAAGCGCTAGCAGCTATTGTTTTATTTGCCTGTCGGCTCTTCCGTGCACTGCTCAATAATTTGAAAAGCCCAGTCCTCGGTGCTGTCTGGCAGGCTGTCGCAACACTCCAGCAGGTCAGCCAGTTGGTTGATGAGGTCGCGCAGGCTGTCGTTGTAGTAGGTGGCTGCAAACGGGCGCGGCTCCAGCGCAACCTGCGATGCGGCAAAAAACAGCCACATTTGCATGTGCATGAATAGGCCCTGCAACACGCGCATGCGTTCCCAGGTAGTGGTAACGCATTCAGGCAGGCCCAAGGTTTGCGCGCTGGGCATGCCGGTGTAGTTTTCGCTGATTAAGTCTGGAGCCTCGTTGCTGCCCTCCGGTGCAAGGCAGAGCATCTTGCTAAGCAGTGGCTTGAGGTTTTCCCATTGATTGCGCATGTCTTCGGCGGTGGCTTGTGGATTGGCTACCGTGGCGTTCATCTTGTGAAACTCGGTGTACGTGCGGCCAAAGTTGGAAATGGTGTAGGGCGTGTGTGTTGGCATGGTGATCTTGGTAAAAACTACCCCTAGCGCTTATCCATCAAGCGCTAGTAGCTATTGATTTGTATTGCCCTGCGGTGGCCGGGCGGTAAGTCACGCGAGGCTTGCCGCCTTTGGCCAGCAGGCGGGCAAAGCGGGCAAGCTCGAGTGATTCGAAGTCGTAGGCATCTGGCCCCCACTGCACGGGTGTGCTGGTGGGGATGGCTTGAATGCCGTGTTCTGTCATGCGCCACTTGCATTTCATGGGCTTGCTGGGCAGTCTTGCGCCAGTGCTTTGATCAGCGCCTCACCCTCTGGCCACAGCGCGCCCAGCGCCAGGGTGCGGCGCATGCGGGGTAGCTGCTCAGGGTGGTAATACTTGGCGCCCATGTGGGTGGCGGCGGGCTCAAACCCGTAGGCGGCAAGGCCTTTGGCGTCAATGCGCAGTGGCCGAATGGCATGGTTAACTTGCCCAAGGTTTAGCAGCCCTGCGGTGTCGGGCTTGGTGGCGGCTGCGTTGCTCATGTGGCGGCGGCGGTTTGGTGGTGGCCGTAGCGCTGCAGCTCGTGCCAGTTGGTCAGCACCAGGTGCTGCAGGTGCTTGATGTCACCCATGTTGTGCAGGGTGAGATCGGCTTGGATCTGCAGGTGCTCGGTGCTGGTGGCGTGGGCGGTGCGCTGTTCGTGGCCGGGGCGCTCAATGCGCCAGATGGTGCCGCCCAGGCTGCGGATTAGCTCTGCCTCATTCAGCTTGTACACATCAGCCAGCACGATGGGGCGGTGGCAGCTGTGGCTGCGGTAGTGGTTGATGCGCTGCAGGGTGTGCTGTACCCAATAGGCAGGGTCTTGCGCGCGGCGGTATTCGCTGCCCCACCATTCCAGAATTTGGCGCGGGCTGCGGGGCGTTTGCAGGTCGCCCTCTGCGTGGGCTTGCATGCGCTGCACAAATGCTTTGTCTGTGCAGTGTTGCAGAGCCAGCAGGCGCTGTGGCTGGGTTTTGCCAAGGCGGTCGCTCAACTCCAGAATGCTGCAGCCAAAGGCTTGGGCCACTTCGGCGTAAATGCCATCACTGAACGCCATGGCGCGCGCGTCGGCGTGCGTTTCCAGCAGCTGGGCGACGGTGGTTTTGCCGGTGTTGTGGTGGCCGGTAATGCCTAGAACGATGGGGTGCATGTTGAATCCTTAAAGCGCTTGGTAGCCAGACAACCCTTGCCCGGTGCGGTAGTGGCCGCGCACAGAGCCCGTGCAGATGCGGGTGTTGTCGCTTGGCGGCGGCAGGGTGATGTGCTGCACCTTTACGTGCGCGGGCCAGATGATTTGTGCCGGCGCTTTGCTGGCAATGCGGGTGCGTGATGGGGTGGCCTTGAGCAGCGGTTTGGGGTTGCGCGGCGCGGGTTTGGTGGTGGGCATGGCGTTACCTGAATTTATGAGCACGTTGCGCACGCATATGCTCGGTTTGAAAGTGGTTTTGCAGTGAATCAAGCTGCTGCTTTGCGCTGGCAGCTTTGTTTTCTATAGCGCTGAGCACTTGGCTGCGGCGGCGGTCTTGTTGCTGCAGCAGGGCCAGCAGCCCATCAAGCGCGGTGGGTGTTGAGGGGTTTGGTGCTGACGGCGCTGGCCCAGGGGTAGATGCGCAGTGCGTAAGTGGCTGCCTCTGCCCCTGAGCGCTGCTGGGTGATGAGCTGGATGTGCTCTTTGTTGTTGACAAGGCTGATGCGGTAGGTGCGAAGTTGGCGGGCCATGGCGGTGCTCCGTGCTGTGGGGTGCGTTGGGGGTTCATAACTGGGGCAGTGCCAGCGGCTGCTGCAAGCCAGCGCGCAGGCGGCGGATGGTGCGCGCCGTGGCGGGTATGCCGGGCAGTGCTTGCTGGGCTTGTGTGGCGGCCAGATCGGCCTGCAGCTTTTGGCGCGCAAGGCGTTCACGCTCGCGGCGGATGGTGGCGGCCACGTCAGTGCTGGCAGCGCAGTGGTAGACGAAGCGGCGGTCAGTGAGCAACTGGCTGGGCAGCGTTAAGCGCCCGGGCGGGTTGGGTGCGGCTTGCATGGCATGTCTCCTGTGCAGGCGTTAAAAAACCACCTCAGTGGGTGGCTTGCTTGGTGAGCTGGTGCACAAGGGTGTGTGCTGGCTCGGGTGGGTGAAAAGCCATCTAGTGAGCCCGCTGGAACCTGCCGGAGGGGCTGTGGTGCAAAGGCCTCCCGTCCTTCGCGCACAAGGTCAGCGGTCTCGCTGGATGGCCCTGCGTTTAGCGCCTGCAGGTGGTTGGCGGTGTTTATTGCCCGCGTGGCTTGGTGTTACATGGGTGGCTCCGTCAAACATTGGGGCGAAAAAAAGCCCACCAGCTGAGGGTGGGCAGGTCATAAAAAGCCGGTGCCTTGCGGCGCGCTGGGGCAAGCGGTTGAGGGAGGGAGGAGATGCCCCCAGCCCGGCTGGAAACTCAAGAATTGGCGGTGCGCGGTGGCCAAGGGCGGGTCAAAAGCCTTGTTGTTTCAGCCCGCTCAGTTGACACTGGTCATCACCGATAAGGAGGTTGGCTATGGCTCTGACACACGCATCGTCTGGTCAAGTGATCAATGTACGGCCGCTGGGCAACGGGCTGTCTGACACTAAAACCACCGCGCTTTTCAAGTCCGAAGATCTTTCGGTTTTAAGGTTTGTTTTGGCGGCTGGGCAGCAGTTGCCCGCGCACCAGATGCCGGGCGAGATCACTATTCAATGCCTTGAAGGGTGCCTGGAGGTGACTTGCGACGGCACACCCAAGACGCTTCACGCTGGCGAAATGCTGTTTCTTGCGCGCCAGACCGTGCATGCAGTCAAAGCGCTGCAGGCCGCCAGCGCACTGGTCACGATTGCCCTCAAGCATTAAGCGCTGGGGCGTAAAACCCAAACACCCTGCAATCCTTGCGGAAGGGTATTTGGGTTTTCCCTCTGCTGTCGTGCAGAGGGCAACGCCGCTTGCGCGGAGGGGTTTCAAAGGCGCAGCGCGTCAGGCCTTATCTGCGGTAAGAGAGCTCAAGGCCAAGGTATCTGTCCGTCATGGTGGCGTTGACGAATGGGCCGTTGGGGTCTGGCTTGAACTCAAGCACCGTGTACTTGGTGTCACGCGTCTTGATGGCCACTGCATTGATGTGGGCCTTCGCCTTGCTTTTGGTGCGGTTGCTGAGCGCACTCAGCGAAGGTGATTTGCGTGCATTAGCGCAGTGCTGACGAACGGCGGCGATGGTTATGCCCAGCTGGTTCGCAATCGTGCTGTGGGGCTTGCCTTCGTTATTGAGCGTAGTGATCTGCAGACCTTGCTCTTTGGTTAGGGAATTAGCCAAATTTCTTCTGCTCCTTAAACATGTCAAGGGTTAGAGAACCTGTGGAAATAAGGTCAGCAAGAAAAGTGCTTACTGACAAATTAACCATAGGGCGACAGGGGATTTTAACGTTTCAGAGCTTTTTTGTCTGAAAAGCAAAAAATTAACCTTAAATATGCTTTTTTGCTGTAAGTACAGACATTTTGTGGCCCGTGGGTAGCAGACATAAAGGGGTAGCTTCTTAAACCCAAACCCCCTTTAGTAAAGGCGCTTGGGTTTTCCCTCTGCTGTCGTGCAGAGGGCAACGCCGCTTGCGCGGTGGGCTTTGCTGTTCTTGGCAACCCGGTTTGCCTCACCCTTTGACCGTGTACGCACTTTGGCGACTGGATACAGCGGGACACTGCGCGGAGCACCCGCCTTGCCGGGTGACGCTATGGAGCCGGACGAACCCCAAACATTGGCTGGGGAGCAACATCGGCGGCGACTTGTGAAAGACCGGGGCTTGCCCGGTCGATGCCGTGGTGCCCATCGCGGGTGCACCTTGCTGCGCGCCGTGGGGCACTAGACCTTCCTCTTGCTTCGATTCGGTTCGGGGCGGATCGCTTCCCCTTGGTCGTTTCGCTGTTGGTGCTGCGATTGACGAATTAAACAATACGTTTATCAGGGTGTCAAACGTTTTGTTTAAACATGGTGTTGTAAGTTGTACTTGATTGATTTCATCTGACAGGCGGAGCTTTAGAACTGGGCTACAACTTTGGAAGGAGGACACTGTCATGCAACATCACCCCAAAGAACCGCGTAAGGAGCCAGAACCCAAGCCCGAGCCAATTGACCCGCCCAGCGATACCCCGCCGGTTGAGCTGCCGGGTGAGCCTATGGATGAGCCCAATGTTTAGGGCGCAAAAAAGCCCGCGCAGTGCGGGCTAAGTGCGCGAGTATTGGAGGTTTTACGCTTTGTTAATCTGTGCTGTTTGCAGCTCAGTGATGAGATCAATCAACTCTTTGTTCCAGCCGGCTCCTCCGGCTTCGAGTTGATCTTTGCCTTGAACCAAAGATTCAATGATCTGCTTGGCTAGTTCCGCTAATCCAATTGTCGGTAAAACAATTTCAGTGGCCACGAAGTGGGAGATTTCGTTGCCGTCTGCAGAGCGTTGTGGTGGATGGCTGGAGAACACCAAGCGTGAGACGGGATAGCCTAATGACACTTGGGAAACACCTTCGCAAAAAACAGGTTGATGACGAACACTTGTAAACCTGTGGGATGGCTGGTTAGCAGGTGTAGTAGCTGGTTTTTGCAGTTCGGTCTTGGGTGTAGAAGTTGTCATGGTGCTCGTCTCTTAAATCATCTGTATTGATGGTGAGCAGGTAACGGCTGCTCTGCAAATCGCGCTCGGCAGTCACTGCAGTAAACACTGAGGTGTAGGCAGCTGCGCTGAGCGGAAGGGTCTTGTCTTGCACGGGCAGCGTGCTTTGGCTTTGGCTGCGCTGGGTAGCGGTGTAAAAAATGACATCTTTTGCCTCTTCTTCGAAGCTAGCTACGTGCCGTGCAGCCTCGTTGGGCTTGTAGGTGGCATTAAGCATGGCGAGCGTAGAGACAAACTCCACGCGCAAGCCTGTGTCAAAAGCACTGCTGAGCTTGAATAAAGTCTGCAGGCTTAACTGGCCATAGCTGGGGTCTTCCAGACGCGAAATCGCTGTCTGGGTGGTCTTCATTTGTTTTGCTAGCTCAGCCTGACTTAGGTTGCGATCCAGGCGCATGGCTCGGATTTGGTGTGCAAGCGCAGTGGTAATTTCTGCCTCTACATACGCGTCACGTGCTTCCTTATTCTTCTTCATCTTGAGGAAAGTCCTCTCCATCAACTTGGAGAGTGCGACTGGATGCTGTCCCTTCTTTGTGCGCTTTGAAACGCTCGAAGGCGATGTCGAAGGCGTCAGCTGGGTCATAGATCTTTTGCTTATGGTGGCAGACAAGGAGGATGACAAATGTATTTTTTCCAGAAGGGAAGTAGCCGAGAGCTCGTTCTTCTCTCTTTTTTGCTGTGTAGCGAATTTCATGGAGTTTGAACCCAGCAGCTTTGAATTTTTTGTCGCCTAGCGTTACTTTTTTTGCGTAGGGCTCATTCCATTGATCAAGTGGCGAAATTGCAAGGTGCTCTACAGCGCGCTCAAAGCGAATGCTGTCTGCGGGTAAGTAGCTGTCGATAGTTTTTTGTACATCACAACGACCTCTTGCATTCACGAAGACTTCGAACTTCCAAAGCATCATATCAATTTTGCGATATTTATTAGTGGTAATTAACCTGATTACTTGCTTTGGAGGTGGTCTTGATGAAAGCTGTGTTCACAACTTTTTGCCATTCCATGCCCACACCACACGCCCCAGTACACGCAGTTGGTGGTCGCCGTTGAGCACATCCACGGTCTTGATGTTGACGTTGTCGGAACTGACTTCCATGGCGCCATCCATACGGATGCGCACGCGCTTGATGTAGAGCTGGCCACGCACTTCCAGTACGTACACACCCTCAATGCTGGATGGGTCGCGAGAGCCTACGTCCACCAGCAGCACATCACCATCACTGAAGGTGGGGGCCATGCTCTCGCCGTGGGCATGGATGAACTTCAGCTCTCGAATATTGCCGGGGCGAATGTGCTGGTTGATCCAGTGCGATGACAAGGCTAAGTCGCCCACCACATAGTCCGCATCAAGCACGTCATTGCCCTGGCCCATGCTGCCGCAGTTGGCAAGTAGGGGGATCCGTACTAAATCTTCTGGCTCAACTGCTGCTGTGGGTTGATGAATCAGTGCTGTCGCTGTAGTGCCAGCCACCATAGGGCCTTCGCCAGTGAGCAGCCAAGCTGCACGAACGCCAATCACCGTCTCAGCAGTCATCGCGCCTGCGCGAGAAACGCCACGTGTTTCCCAGTTCTTGACGGTCTGAGGTGATTCGTTGAGAAGGCGAGCCACGGCAGATTGACCAGAGATGTCACGAAGTTGCTTGGCGGCTTGGTACAGCCTGTCAGTAGAAGCATGCATATGTGAAATTTTCTGTTTAGTAAACAAAATGTTGTTAAACGTTATGTTTGACTTTTGTTTAAACTGAATGTTTAATTTGCGCATGCATCAAGACGAACAGCTCATCTCTCGGCTCGGCGGCGTAGTGAAGTTCGCAACGCGCTTGGGTCTCGACCCTAAAAAAGGCGGCGCCCAGCGTGTCCAGAACTGGAAAAGTCGCGGCATTCCCGCTGCTATCGAACGCGATAACCCATGGATTGCCCAGGAGCGCAGCTTGATGCGCAGCGGCGCCTACCTGCGCGACGCCCCCTTGCCCCAAGCAACGCAGGAGGTGGCGCATGGCTGAGTCAATCCCAGAAGTTGCTTGCCCTGAAAAGTGGGCTAAAGCGCAGGCCCTCAAAGCGCAGCAGGCCCTAGAGTTTGCACAGGTGCGTGAGCGCAATGCAGGGCTCGAGCAGGTGGCCAGCATCACGGTGGTGCTGCACAAGAGTGGCCAGGTAAGTCTGTCGAGTGAGCGTGGTGGACGGCCTGACTCAAGTTCTTCGGCGTTTGACCAGGTTTTGCTTGGCCAGCGCGTGCTGCAACTGGCCCAAGAGCTGCGCGATATCTTGCTGTACGGGGTCAGGCTTTGACTTCGTATAGCTCGTTGAAGATGACTTGCACCATGGCCTGGCCTTGCTGGTTGCAGCCTTGGTCTTTCACATCCAGCACGCTGAGGTCGGCGTTGCCAAAGTACACCAAGTCGTCTTCTTGGATGGTCTCGACAAAGTGTGCAAAGCGTGCGCGGAATTCTTTGCCGCTCATAAATTTTTCTTGGCTCATGCTCGCCCTCCTTGGCATTGGTTGTGTGGGAGCTTCCATCGTAGCCAAGGCAGGGGCGGGCACCCATTCGACAGTGACGGGCGGCGCGCATGCCGCTTACCCCACCACGATGCGTTGCAGCCTGCGCAGGGCTTGCACTTCTTCGAGCGTGGCGCTTTTGGTCATTTGCATTTTGGCTGTGGTCATGTCCAGCCAGGCGTTCATGCGCTCGGCAGTGAAGCCTTTGCGCTCGCATTCCAAGATGGTGGCCATTTGGGCCAAGAACTCTTCCAAGGCGGTGACACGCAGTTGGAGGATGGCGAATTCTTCGGCTGTGGGCGCTGGTGCTTGCGATTCATTGGGCATGTTGGCTCCTGAGCAGGGGGTGTTGCTGTGACGGCATTCAGTTTCTCAGCAGCTTGCTTTCCGGGCTATGGCGAAAAACATGTGCATGCCGACATTGCCCGCGGTATGGATGTTTTGGATGCTGCTTTTCTGATTGCCCAAGAGACGCCGGGCGGTGTGCAGGCGTTGGCGCACCGGATGGGTGTTTCGCCCAATACGCTGCAGCACAAGCTGAACCCCAACAACGTTTCACACCATTTGTCTCTGAAAGAGGCGGTGGCTTTGCAGACGGTGTCTGGTTTGCCATATGTGCTGTATGCAATGTCTGCAGCCCTTGACCATGTTTGCCTGCGCTCTCGCCCTGATGTAGCGGAGGGCGATGCCTGGGAGGCTTTCCGCTTTTTGCAGCAGTCCATGGGTGAGTTGACGGCTGCAGCTGCTGATGCATTGCGAGGTGATGGTGCTGTGAGTGCCAATGCGCACCGCCGTGTGGAACACCAAGCCAATGAGTTGATTGCGGGTGTAAGTGCCTTGGTGAATGCCGTGGCTGCCCGCTCACCCAAGCGAGAGGCCTGATATGCACCTCCAACTGAGCGCCAGCGTGATGAACCAGGCCGAGCTGCTGAAGCAGTTGCACGGACTGACCGGGCCGCAGGCCGCGCGGGCCTATGCCAAGGCGCTGAACGACACAGGGTTTGAGATACGCCGTGCCATGCAGGACGAAATGCGGGCTGTGTTTGACCGCCCCACCAGCTACATCATCCGCAGCCCGCGTGTGCGCATGGCCAAGCCAGACAAGCTGAGCGTGACGATTGAGCCCGCCTACATGGGTGGCAAGGGTGTTGACCCGCAAAAGATCCTGAACGCCCAGGCCTGGGGCGGCCGCCGCCACGACAAGCGCAGTGAGGTGGCTTTGCGCCGTGCAGGCATCTTGCCCACCGGATATCAAACGGCCATTCCTGACGACGCACGCGGCGGCCCGTACCCCGGCAGTGACGACGGCAGAGGCAATTTGCGTGGCGCATTTCTGGTGCAGCTGATTAGCTACTTCCAGGCGTTTGGGGAGCAGGGCTACCGGGCCAACATGAGCGCCCGGGGCTACCAGCGCGTGCACCGCGGCACCAAGAGGCAGACAGGGCGGCGCTACTTTGTGGCGTATGGCGCGTTGCGTGGCGGCCCGCGCATCACCAAAAAAGGCGAGCCAGATAACCGCACGGCCCACTTGCAGCCCGGTATCTGGGCCGTGAGTGGCACAGGCGGTGCGGACTTGCGCCCCGTGCTGCTGTTTGTGGAGACCGGCACGTACCAGCCCCGCCTGGACATGAACAAGGTGGCCCAACGGGCCGATGCCGAGGCCTATCTGGCCCGGCGCATTCGTTTCCGCCTGCGGGAGGCCGCTGGCGTGTAGCCGGTGCCTGCCCAGATATCAAGAGGAGATCAACCATGCAACACACCACCGTAACGGGGCGTGACACCAGCGCCGCAGCATTTGCCGCCTTGGGCAATGAAGGGCGCCGCCGCCTGAATGAGCGGCTGTACGAATCCCTGCGCCATGCCCACCAGTACGGCACGCGTGACATGAGCCGCCGTGAGCTGCGCGACTACCACCACAAGCACACGGGCGAGTGGCTGGAGCTGTCCAGCGTGGCCAGCACCGTCAACGCCTTGCTGGCCGCAGGCAAGTTGGAGGAGGGCGAGGTGCGCATGTGCAGCTTGTCTACCCGCCAGCGAGAGATCAAGCCCGTGCGCTGCAAGGCGCGTCAGGCGCGGCTGGACTGATATCGAAAGCGATAGCTATGAGCACCATCATCATGTCGGCCTGCTGGCCGCTACAGGGCATGTCTGCCGCGCAAAAGGCCGTTCTGATATCGCTGGCTGACCAAGCGAGTGACGACGGCGTGTGCTGGCCAGGTATTGGCACGATTGCACGGCGCACCTGTCTCTCGGAACGTGCAGTGCAAGAGGCACTGTCATGGCTGCAGAAAGTGGGGCTGGTTTACCGCGAGTACCGCACCAACTCCAGTACCAGCTACACCATCACTCCGGGCCGTTTTGATCCGAGCAAAGCACCTGCTGCCCGTAGTCGTTTGAAGGCAGGTGGTGCATATGGCGCACCCCCCGCAGATAGCGCACCCCCCGCACACGGCGCACCAGGGGGTGAACCAGGCGCACCCCTACCCCCGCAGGAGGCGCACCCCAGGGGTGCGCCAAGCGCACCCAAATCATCATTGAACCGTAATAGGAACCATCAAAGAACCGCCATCTGCGCGGGCGGCGGGCGCGAGGATTTGCCAGACCTCCATGAACTGCCCAAGCCAGCAGCAGGTGGCAGCCATGAGCTGGCAGGCACGGTGTGCCAGCTGCTCAAGCGCATGGGCATGGGGCTGGTCAACCCGAGCAACTCCAAGCTGAACGCGCTGCTCAACGCTGGCGTGACGGTGGGGCAGATCGAGGAGGCCGCCCGCAAGGCGTTGGACAAAGGCAAAACCTTCACCTACGCCCTGGCGATTGTCGAGCGGGAGGAGCGCGATGCCCGCAATCTGGGGCAAGCGCTGGCCCAGCAGCGCGTTGCACAGCAGGCTGGCGCCGAGACCTTTGCCCAGCGGGCAGCACGCCTGCGGGTGGAGGAGGTCTCGCCCGCCGTGGCCCGCAAGGTGCCCGGTGTGCTGAGTGCGTTTGAGCGTGCACAGGCCTTCATGAACGGGGCAGACGTGATCGACGTCACGCCCTCGCAACCCCGCATCGGAGGCTGAGCGTGGAGCAGCAGACCTTTACCGACGTGATCGAGCTGATCTTCGGCAAGCTGCAGGTGCGCTACGGCGCAGCGTGGCTGCGGCAGTGGGACGGTGTGGACATGAACCTCGTCAAAAGCGACTGGGGCAGTGAGCTGGTGGGCTTTGCCAACAACCTGGAGCCGCTGCGCTACGCCTTGCGCCATCTGCCTGAGCGTTGCCCCAACGTGAGCCAGTTCCGCGCGATTGCCAACGGTTGCCCACTGCCGCAGTTCAAGCAACTGCCTGCGCCAGAGACAGACCCTGCGGTGGTGGCAGAGCAGCTGGCGCGCCAGACCGAGATCCGCAAGGCCATCACCCCACGCGAGGACGGCAAGGAATGGGCACGCCGCATCGTGGCTCGGCTGAAGAACGGTGACACCAGCATCTGCCGCTACAGCGCCATGTCGGCCCGCATGGCGCTGGGCATGGAGGCCAAGCTGTGATGGCCGCCGCCTGCACCGTGGGCTGCGCCGGTCGCGGGTCCTTCCCGGCCAGTCCGGAAGCGGGTAATTCGAGCCGCGATGTCGGACTGTTCAGCAAGTTTCCTAAGGGGGTTAAGTGAAGGTTCTGCCTTATTTGGATGCTCACATTTCGCAAGCAGAATTTGCGCAGATGGTGGGTGTGAGCGAAGCCAGCATCAGCAAGCGCGTGAGCGATGGCGTGCTGACCCGTGGTGAATGTGCCCATGCCTGGATGGTTGCTTATTGCGAACACCTGCGCGACCAGGCCGCAGGCCGCCTGGGTGAAACCTTGGGTCTGGACCTGGTGCAAGAGCGCGCCGGTTTGGCCCGCGCCCAGCGTGAATCGCAGGAGCTGAAAAACGCCGTCGCCCGCGGCGAGTACGCCCCCATCGGCATCCTAGCCGACGTGCTCGCCCTGGCCAGCTCCGCCATTGTTGACCGGCTGGACCAGCTTGAAGGCCAGCTGCGCAAAGCCTGCCCAGACCTGCCCGAAGAAGCCCGCATGGTCATCCTCCGCGTGATTGCCGATGCGCGTAACGAATGGATCCGCTCCACCTCCAAGCTGGTGGCCGACTCGTTAGACCGCATGGCCCAGTCAGAGGCAGATGAGGCCGACGCACTTGATATCAGCGAAGGTGCAGCTTGACCGTATCGTTCCCGTCAGAAGCCATGGCCGCCATCCAGTCCGCCACAGAGCTGGGCCTGTCCAGCCTGCGCGCTGAAGTGCCGCAAACCCTCAGCGAATGGGCGGCTGCACACTTCATCCTGGCGGGTGAATCCAGCCACCAAAAGGGCGGCTGGGTGGGCTGGCCCTTCCAGCAGGGCATTCTGGATTTCATGAGTGACGACCGTATCGAAGAGCTTGCCGTCAAAAAGTCAAAGCGCGTGGGCTACACCAAGATGATCACTGCCTTCGTGGCCTACAACATCGCCCATCGCCGCCGCAAGCAAGCCCTGTGGCAGCCCACCGACGATGACCGAGACAGCTACGTCAAAAGCGAGATTGAGCCGGTGTTGGATGGCGTAGCCGCCGTGCAAGCCGCACGCCGCCAGGGCAAGGGTGTGGAAGACACCATCAAATACAAACCTTTTCGCGACAGCGTGCTGCACCTGCTGGGCGGCAAGGCAGCGCGGGCTTACCGGCGCATTACCGTGGCCGTTTCCATCTTGGATGAGTGGAGTGCGTTTGACCAAACCATTGAAAAGTCTGGCGACCCCGGCACCCTCGCCAAAGGCCGCTTGGAGGGCGCGCCGTACCCCAAGTTTGTGGGCGGTAGCACACCCCGCGTCAAAGGCCTGTGCCACGTAGAGCGCGCGTGTGAAGAGTCCGCCGCCTACGTGCAATACCACATCGACTGCCCCCACTGCGGTGCAGACCACCCGCTGGTGTGGGGCGGCAAACACCTGCCCTACGGCTTCAAATGGCAAAAGGGCAGGCCAGACACCGTGCACCACATCTGCCCCCACTGCCACCAAAGCATCACGCAGGCAGACTACCTGCCCGGCGGCTGGCCCCTCACCGGCACCTGGGTGTGCAAAAAAACCGGCATGCGCTATGGCGCAGACCGCGTCTGGCGCAACGCACAGGGCCAGCCCTGCAAGCCACCGCGCACACTGGGCGTACACGTCTGGGCCGCCTACAGCCCCCAGCGCACCTGGGCCAGCATTGTTGATGAGTTTGAAAAAGCCCATCGCGCCCTGCAAGCCGGTGACATGGCCCCCATGACCGGCTTCACCAACGAAACGCTGGGCGACACCTGGGAAGTAAAGGGCGACAGCAGCGACGAACACGCCCTGCAAGCCCGGGCAGAAGACTACCGCCTGGGCATCGTCCCCAAGGGCGCGCTGCTGCTCACCGCAGGCGTAGACGTACAGCGTGACCGGTGGGAAGTCACCGTCTGGGGCTGGACCCGTGGGCTGGAAAGCTGGGTCGTCGCGCACGAAGTGCTCTACGGCAACCCCGCCAGCGACGCCGACTGGCAGCCGCTGGAGCAATACCTCCTCCAGCGCTTCCCCCAGGCGTGGCACGGCGGCAGTCTGGGCATCAGCGCCGTCAGCATTGACTCGTCCGACCAAACCCAAAGCGTCTACAACTGGGTGCGTAGCGCCCAAACCCGCATCCCCGGCCTGCGCGCCATCAAGGGCGACAACAACGACAGCCGTGCCATCGTCGGCCCCAGCAGTCTGCAGGAAGTGAACCACCGTGGCCGCAAAATTAAACACGGCATCAAGCTCTGGCTGGTGGGTGTAGACAACGCCAAAGACCTGCTGCTGGGCCAGCTTGCCATTACAGAGGCTGGCCCCGGCTACGTCCACACCAGCACAGACCTCAAGCGCGAGTGGTACGAACAACTCACCGCAGAGCAGCGCATCCTCACCAAACTCAACGGCAAAGACACCTACAAATGGGTCAAACGCCGCCCGCGCAATGAAGTGCTGGACTGCCGCAACTACGCCCTGCACGCCGCCATGGCCCACGGCATCCACAAATGGCCCGAATCCAGATGGCTGCAACTGGAGCAAACCGTGCAGCCCCCGCAAGACCTGTTCAGCACACCACCAGCCCAAGAGCAGGGCGCACAGCCATCACCGCCCGCCGCCCCCGCGCAGCACCAGCCAGCGCAGCCTGCCACCACCACGGCAGACGAAGACATATTTGCCCCAATCAGCCTGCAATGACCACCACACCTGCGCAACCAGCTATCAAAACAATGAACAACCGCACCAGCACTATGAGTAACGCAACCCCCACCCCCTCAGTTTCCAGCAACAAGCTAGACCCCATCGCCGTGCTGCGTGAAGAGCTGGCCGCCGCTGCCGTGTGCCACGGCGTGGAGCGGGTGGAAGATTTGACCGAGGCACTGGTCACCCGCGTCGTGCAGCGCCTGGGTGGCACCACCGTTTATGTGCGCAACCCCCGGGTCATGGAGCGGGAACGATTGGCGCAAGAAGTGCGCGCCAAGTTCAATGGCCGCAACACCCGCGCGCTGGCGCGGGAGTACGGGGTGAGCGTGCGGTGGGTGCAGAGGTTGCTGGTGGATTGAATGGGGGGCTTATGAGTGGGAAAAGAGAGACGTATCAGCTATTGCCTGCCATGGATGATTGGGCTAAAAGGCCATAGACTCATAATATGAATAGTATTTTTTTATTCACGCATCTTTGCCATTTCGCCACTTTCTAATGACCATCTAACAGTTGTACAAAGAACTTGATAGATGTTAAACACAAAAGTTTTGAGAAGCATAATTAGATAAATACACCATGCACCAAATATTGAAAAGAATATTTTTAGAAAATCTTCGTAAAAGTTTGAACCAACACAGGTTGGAATTAGATTGAAAAAATATTTAATTATTAATACTAGAGGGCCATTTGGCTGAGCGAATATGGTTAGGATTGCACATGTAAAAATAAAAGCGCAGTAATGTATAAATGACAGCATAAAAGCTGACATGTTATATTTTAAATAGCTTTCATTGGTTTTTTTGTACTTCCTTATTGCCATGAAGTTGAATAGCTCAACTTTTGTTACGGTTACAAATATAGTAAATCCTGCTACTAAAAAACCGATGACAGCAGGTGCTAATGAAGCTCCAAACGCAAGAGTGGAACGAATATTTTTTGATAAATCAGATGTTGTTGGGTTGATGTAATAGCAATAAAATATAAGACTAAAAAAAGCAATCAAAAAAGCAAGTGTATTAAATTTGCTAGAAGGGAATTTGAATGATAACTTATATAAATCCCACATGGACTTTTCATTATGGAGTCCTGCAGGGTCAATAAAATCATTCGCTGATACTTTGGGCAAGCTCATTTAGCTTATCCTCATGTTTTATGTTTAAAACTGGTTTCGCTACAAAAAGCGTCCCTTTACTAACTAGTGTTTTAAACATTGTATTAAATAGTGTGGCTGCTGTTTTTCTGTCTTTTGGTATTTTTTCAATTGGAATACTAACAGTAAAGTCCTCATTGCTACCATTAAGCTTGCTTCCATCCTCTCGAAGGCCTTTGAATTTTAATTCTGAATTTCCATCTAAAGCACCTTCAAGTTCTTCTTCAACATTATCTTTGGCTAGACCCTCGGGGTTTCGATAGGTGATTGTAGTTACTTCTGAGTCAAGTTTTTTATTCACTGAGCGAAGTCCTTCAAAAAGCTCGGAATTATCAAGCTCATTGTTTGGTTTCACCATTCTAACTTTAATTTCACTTAATGTCTTGAATTGACTAATGAATGAGGATAAGCTTCCTTTACCTGGCAAAGCAACAATTTCCAAAACGGGAATGCCAATAGATTCAGCAATTGATTTCTTTGTCACTCTTTTGTCGATTAGACCAATTTCTTTTTGTTGTTTTAAATCTTCAAACAACTTGCCAATATAATCATTTCTACTTCTTCGGAAGAATGATTCAATTGTTGTTCTGAATTTTGCTAATCCAGGTGCACCAGAAACTTCTTTGATATAAATTAACTTATGATCCCTAAGTCTTAAAACGAAGAAAGAGGAAAGAGCGACCTCCATAGAAGCCTCATTTGGAATGATCTTCTCGGAAAATATCTGTGTTCTTTTATATTTTGTATCAACAACGAATTGCCCTGCAACGACCAGTTCATTGTTTCCGTTTTCTTGAATATTTAACAGTTCAACATTATGAAGAAACATGCGTTCTTCTCCATAAATCCTAACGTGATTTACAGTGAATGCAGGTATCACAATTTCATGCAAATAAGTCAAAAGCTCATCATTTCCAAAATGACAAACAAAATTTGCAAAATCGACCCTTTTTTTATATTCAGCCATGTCAATACTGTTGGTAACAAAATGATGCGATCCTGATATCGGGGAGCCTTCCTGTCAAGGAAACTTGGCAAAAGGTTGGCGCGCCGATGCGCAAAGCAGACTTAGGGCAGCGCTTGTACTAGAATGCGCAAATCACGCCCGTAAGCGTGATCTGGGCTTGGTCGCCCGGTAACAAAGGCGCAGCAGCCGCGCCACAAACAAGTTGGTTGCGGCTTTTTGCTTTCTAAGCGTGTCTGCGCACGCACACGGCTCCGGTTTACGGTGGGCCGTGTGGGGACACCCGCAAGGGTGTGCCGGTTCCTTTGTCCGGTCGACCAACCCTGCACGGTCCACCACCTTCTCTTGGTCGGGGAGGTGATGGGTACAAAACCTGTCACAAAGGAGCCTCGTCATGGCTGACTCCATCAATTCTTCCGTCCCCGCTGTCTCTGCTAGCCCTGAGCTTGTTGTTCACGACGGCATCATCACTACCTCCAGCCTGCAAGTCGCACATTTCTTTGGTAAGCGCCATACGCATGTGTTGCGGGCAATTAAGAATCTGTTGGCCGAAATGCCTGAAGGGTATGCGCCCAATTTTGGGCTGATGCAGACAGATGTTGATTTGGGCAATGGGGGCACAAGGAAAACACCTGCTTACCGCATGACCCGAGAAGGCTTCATGCTCCTCGCCATGGGCTTCACCGGCAAAGAGGCGCTGCGCTGGAAGCTGGCCTTCATCGCCGCCTTCAACCGCATGGAGGCCGAGCTGCAAAAGCCCGCCTACGACCCCGCACGCATCCAGCTGGCCCACAGCCTGGCCGCCCAGGCCGCCGCGCAAGTCACCCAGACGGTGTTTGATGCCATTGCCTCCGGCCGCAACAGCGACTGGCGCCGTGTGCGCTACCTGCTCAGCTTTGGCTACGACCGCGACGGCCAACCCACCATTCCCCAGGCGCAGGTGGTGGGGGACGACCAGATGGTCACCTCCCTGAACGCGCTCGTCCAGCACATCACCAAGCACGACGTCATCCCCTCCGACGCGCAACTGGCCGCACTGGTCACCGCCTGCGCCCACCAACTCTCCGAACGCGCCCAGGTGCGCGAACTGCGCGCCGCCACCAAAGCCAGCGCCGCCCCAGCCACCACCTCCAGCGCCGTGGCCGCGCCCATACCACCCCACATCGGGCACGACGGCAAGCCATTGCCCCCCGACACTTTCCGCGCCGTGTTTGTGTGAGGGTTGGGCGGTCAGGTTTTGATAGCTGCTGGCGCTTTCTGGGTAAGCGCTGGTGGCTGTTTTTATCTGAATTTTCGTGTGCAGCTCTGAAGCTCTGATTTCATGCCCCGGCGAGAGTGTGGACGGGGGACTCAACCTATACTAGAAAGATTAAGCTTCTGCGCAGCTGAAGGCGCTGTAACTGGGCAGGCGGGCCACTTCCGGCCTGACCAATCAGTCAGCTCTGACTTAAGCCTTCTGCTGGCGTAGTGCTGCTAACTGATAAATGACTTCCAAATTCCGTTTTATTGATCTGTTCGCCGGTATCGGTGGATTACGTCGTGGCTTTGAGGCTGCAGGGGGCGAGTGCGTCTGGACTTCTGAGTGGAACAAATATTCCAATCAGACGTATCTGGCTAACTTTCCTCACGACAGGCATGAGCTGGCAGGTGATATTACGCAGGTAGACCCTGCTGATGTGCCTGATCATGACTTGCTGCTTGCGGGCTTCCCTTGCCAGCCGTTTTCGATTGCAGGGGTTTCCAAGAAGAACTCGCTGGGGCGTGCTCACGGGTTTGATGATGAGACGCAGGGCACGCTGTTCTTCAATATTGAAAGCATCATCAAGGCAAAGCGCCCGGCTGCTTTTCTGCTGGAGAACGTGAAGAACCTCCGGTCGCACGACCGGGGTAATACTTTCCGCGTGATCATGGAGCACCTTGAGGCACTGGGCTATCACGTGCCGGAGCCTCGCATCATTGATGCCAAGCGCTACCTGCCGCAGCACCGTGAGCGTATTTTCATTGCCGGTTTCCGCAAGGATGTGGACTGGAGCCTGCTGGCCATGGATCTGCCAGACGTGGACAAGGGCCCGAAGCTCAAGGAAATTCTGCACCGCACGGATGGCACGGAGCCGTTTCTCGAACACGATGGCAATCGTTACTTTGACCATCAGGCCTGCAAGGTGCCAGACAAGTACATCCTGACAGAGAAGCTGTGGGCCTATCTGCAGGCATACAAGGAAAAGCATCAGAAGGCCGGCAATGGCTTTGGCTTTGGTCTGGTGGGCCCCAATGATGTGTCACGCACGCTGTCTGCCCGCTACCACAAGGATGGCAGTGAGGTGCTGATTGACCGCGGAGAGGGCCTGCGCCCACGCCGCCTGACGCCGCGTGAATGTGCACGCCTGATGGGTTACCCCGACAGCCATGTCATTCCCGTCAGCGACACGCAGGCCTATCAGCAGTTTGGAAATTCTGTGGCTGTGCCTGTGATTGAAGATATTGCAAGGCATATGGTGCCCCAGCTGCTGAAGGTCATGAAGTCTAAAAAATAACATCTCAGCTCTGAAGCTTCAGTCATCATTACTGAATGACAGATGTTGTAGACAGTCAGACACGCAGCCGGATGATGGCAGGCATCCGGTCGCGAGACACAAAGCCCGAGTTGCTGGTGCGCCGCTATCTGCACGCACAGGGCTTTCGCTACCGGCTGAATGTGCGTTCCCTGCCAGGCTCGCCAGACCTTGTTCTGGCGAAGTGGCGCACCGTCATTTTTGTGCATGGCTGTTTCTGGCACCGCCACCCCGGCTGCACACTTGCTTACACTCCCAAGTCTCGACAGGCCTTCTGGCTTGAAAAGTTCGAGAAGAACGTTGCCCGTGACTTGGCCGCCATCAAGGCCCTTGAAGAGGCCGGGTGGCGCGTCATCGTTGTCTGGGAATGCACGCTGAGAAAAAATGGCCAACATGCCGCACTGGCAGGGCTGGTACAAAAAATCCGTGGGGAGGATGGTAATGGCGGGGATGACAGAAGATCTGTTTGATGCACTGACTGCAGGTATGGGTGCAGCGGTTGACGCAGAAACAGGCGAGCTGAGCACGGCAGATCTGGAGCTGCTGCGGGCGCTGGATGCGCTGTATCAGGCGTCAGACAAGATTGCGATCAAGAAGCTTTCCAGAAATGACCGCGGCTGGGCATGGACTCCACCTGTAAATCATCAAGCAGGTATTTACATACCGGCGGAGCTGCGTAATGGTTTGTTTTTCCCCGAAGACACTGAGCTGCATGCTCCTTCGGAAAATGGAAAAAATATTCAGCTGCCCATTCGCATTTCCTGGCCACAGTCAGCTAAACATACCAAGCCTGCTCATTACAAAAGATTCACGGGCAAGAGTAGCGGGGCCGAAACACACCTGACAGTGTTGCCAAAGCATCTGTTTGCTGAGGCTGGACCTGCATCATTGCTGGTGCTTGGGCGTACAAGTCAAATGCCAGAAATGCAGTTACAGGCAGTTTTGGTCGACTCTGCAAGCACTGTGTATGGGCTGGTGGAGTCCCGGTTTGATCTGCGACCTGACTTTCAGGCTGGCATTTTTGATTCGCCTGCGGATGGAGCCTTGCCTGAGCGTGAGGTTGATGAGCTTCAGAGCTTTATCGATGAAGCAATTGAAGCTGTGCAGTCAGGCCATCTCGATCTTTTTCTGCGGAAGTATGCCGAGATGCCTGCTGCAGAGACTTTGAGCAATCAGGCGCGCCAGTTATGGCTGGACCAGAATCCGCGCTGCACGCTCAACCCGATGACGCTGGACAAGCCCGGGGATGCTGTTCGCAGCATCGTTTCTGGAATTGAGTTTGATCTGTACCGGCAGCATGAGGTGCGGACTCGGGGAGCCAGGCTGATCAAGTTGCTGCTTGGTGATGGCGCTGTGCCAACCGTGGGCAGTATGGTGACGCGCCTTGTGCGTGACTTCAGTGGCTTTTATTCCGAAATGCTCAATGCTTCACAGCAGCGCAAGGCGCGTGTCGGCACTGGTTTTGAAACGCATATTCGCTCATTGCTGGACGCAGGGAAGGTGCCGTATGCTGAGCAGAGGGTGGTCAGCTCCTTACGGCCAGACTTTGTCTTACCGAATGTGGAGTTGTACCAGGCTAATTCACCTCATGCACTGGTACTTTCTGCCAAAACTACGCTGCGTGAGCGCTGGAAGCAGGTGACCATGGAAAAGCGTGGCTGTCCGGTATTCCTTGCCACGATGGATGAAAAAGTTTCGGTTGCAGCAGTACAAATGATGAGAGAGCATAACGTTTACCTCGTAGTTCCAGAGGCGCTAAAACCTAAAAAAGGTGTGATCGTGGACTTTGCTCAAGAAGAGAACGTGAAAACATTTGCCGAATTTTTCAAGGACATTGTTGCCAAAGAGAAGATGCCAGTATGGCAGTCATTGATGTAGTGATAAAAACATCTTTTTGCTATTAAATTAATTTTCTGAATCTTTGCTGCATAAGCCCTAGCAGCCTGCGACAAAATTTAGAGAACTAGTTCGTCTGGTTTGTTCGCAGCACCCCGCCGACCATCGGCGCATGGGTATTTACAGCCACCTCACTACCGAACAGCTTCAAGCCAAGCGCGACACGTATTTGGCCGCGCTGGAAGCGCGCCTGACGCTGCCCACCACGGCCAGTGGGGAGGGGCGCTCGGTGCAGTTTGGCCAAGCCCCTGCAGACATTGAGCGGCAATTGCGTGCCGTGAATGAAGAGTTGGCCCGCCGCTCTGGCGGTGTCACCCGTGGCCCCATTTACCTGGCGTAAGCACATGGGGCGCAACAGCAAACAACACCACCGCCGCCAGCGTGCCGCTGCGTCTGTTACAGCAGGTGCAGGCATGACGGCGTACCAGGGCGCATCGCACTCTGACTTGGCCCTGCGTGACTGGCAGCCGTTTGCAGGCAGCCCTGACGCCGATTTGCTGCCCGAGCTGGACACGCTGACCAGCCGCAGCCGTGACCTGGCCCGCAACGATGGGCTGATGGCCGGTGGCCTGCAAACCCACCGTGACAACATTGTGGGTGCGGTACTGCGCTTGTCGGCCTTGCCGGATTACCGCCTGCTGGGCTGGTCGCCCGAGCAAGCCCGCGAGTGGGGCAACAAGGTAGAGGCGCACTTTCGCAGCTGGGCCGACACCACGGATTGCGATGCTGCCCGCACGCTGGATTTGCTGGGCCTCACGGTGCTGGCCCTGGGGGGCGAGATGGTGAATGGCGATGCCGTAGCCATTCCCAAATGGCTGCCGCGCCCAGACAGCCCTTGGGCCACGCGCCTGAGCTTGATTGAGTCTGACCGCCTGCAAACGCCCCCGTACCTGGAGGGCATGGCCCGCATTCGCCGTGGCGTGGAGTTTGACCGCGATGGCGCGCCGCTGGCTTACCACTTTCAGGCCGCGCACCCCGGTGATGCGCTGTACCTGCGTGGTGATGAGGTGCAAGACTTGAGCCGCTGGGAGCGTGTGCCCGCTTTTACGCCCTGGGGCCGCCGACGCGTGATTCACCTGCACGCCAAAGAGCGCACGGGCCAAACCCGTGGCCGCCCGATTGTGAGCGCGGTGATGCGCGAATTTCACATGGCGGGCAAGTACGCGCAAAACGAGTTGCAAGCCAGCTTGGCCAATTCTTTGGTGGCAGCGTTTTTGGAGTCGGATTTAGACCCTGAATCTGCCGGTGCGCTGTTTGGGCAAGACCCGCGTGCGGCGTGGGGCACATCCGTCAAGCAGGCACAAAACATTGGCAAGTTGCAGGGGGCAGCCGTCATCCCGCTGCCCGTGGGGGCGCGCATGAACAGCTTTACGCCGGGCCGCCCCAATGTGGCGTTTGACGCCTTCATGCTGGCGGTAGAGCGCCGTATTGCCGCTGGCATGAACCTGCCCTATGAGCTGTTTGCCAAAGACTTCAGCCGCGTGAACTACAGCAGCGCCCGTGCGGCACTGCTTGAGGCATGGCGCTACTTTCATGGCCGCCGCCGCTGGCTGACAGCCAACTGGCTCAAGCCCATTTATGAGCTGTGGCTGGAAGAGGCGGTGAACGCTGGCGTGATTGATGCGCCTGGCTTTTACGCCAACCGCTACGCCTACACGCGCTGCCGCTTTGTGTTTGGCGGCAAGGGCTGGGTAGACCCGGTGAAAGAAATCACCGCCGCCAAGCTGCGGCTGGAGATTGGCGTCTCCACCCTGGAGCAAGAGTGCGCAGAGCAGGGGCTGGACTGGGAAGAGGTGCTGCACCAGCAGCGTATTGAAGCCCAGCGCCGTGCGGAGCTGGGCCTGCAAGCACCTGCGCAAGCCGCATGGGTGGTGAGCCCTAGCGCACCGGATGCGCCCGACCAAGACGAGCAAGACAACAAAGAGCGCCGCGACAGCGGTGCAAGCGCAAAGGGCCAAGCATGAGCAGCCGCACCTATCCCCACTTGGCAGACCGTTTGCTGAACACGCCGCTGCTGCTGCACCCGCAAAAGCTGGACGCCATCATCGCCGGGCTGGGTGGCCGCCTGCTGGGTGTGGATGGACTGCAGATTGATGCGGCTGAGCTGACCGCCCGCGCCGCTTTGCCTGCGGAGATGTTTACCACCCGCCGTGGCGAGCGCACCGAGCGCGGTTACCGCGTGGTGGATGGTGTGGCGGTGATTAGTGCCATGGGTGGGCTGGTGCACCGCACCAAGCTGGCAGCCGACAGCAGCCTGCTGATTGGCTACAACGACCTGGCCGCAGACGTGGAAGACGCGCTGGGCAAAAGCGATGTGCACGCCATTGCCCTGGTGATGGACAGCCCCGGCGGTGAGGTGGCTGGGGCGTTTGAGCTGGCCGAGCGCATTTACGCCGCCCGTGGCCGCAAGCCCATTGTGGCCGTGGCCGATGGCATGGCCGCCAGCGCTGCCTACCTGGCTGCCAGTGCTGCCGATGAGGTGGTGCTTACCAACACGTCGTACGTGGGCTCGATTGGCGTGGTCATGCGGCATGTGGACTTTAGCCGGGCGCTGGCCAATGACGGCATCACCGTATCGCACATCTTTGCTGGCGAACACAAGATCGACGGCAACCCCTACCAGCCCCTGCCTGATGCCGTGCGCGCTGCGCTGCAGGCCGACATTGAGGGGCTGTACCAAATGTTTGTTCAAGCCGTGGCCAAGCACCGCGGCATGAATGAGCAAGCCGTGCGCGACACGCGCGCCGGCGTTTACCGGGGCGTGGCCGCAGTGGCTGCGCGTTTGGCTGACCGCATTGGCACTGTCGATGCGGTGGTGGCCGAGCTGGCAACCCGACGCACCCCCACGGTGGCTACTGCTGTGGGCATTTCACTCCAACCTTGGGAAACCTCCATGTCTGAAGCATCCGCGAATGCAGCGGCCGCAGCTCCTGCTGCGCCCGCTGGTGCAACTACGACCACCACCACGGCAGCAGCACCTGCTACCGCCAGTCAGGCCGATCTGGACAAGGCCCGTGCCGAAGGCGCCGCTGCAGAGCGTGCCCGTGTCACGGCGATTACCAGCCATGCCAATGCGGCAGCCAACCCCGCCATTACCCAGCAGTGCATTGCCACGGGCCTGAGTGCTGAGCAGGCCAAGGGCTTTTTGGATGCAGCACCTGCCTCTGCAACTACCGCTGCTGGCAATCAGTTCGCTGCAGCGATGGCCGCTATGGGCAACCCCAACGTCTCGGGCGTAGAAGCCGCAGCCCCACAAGGCGGTGCAGCTGAAGCGCAAGCCAGCGGCGCAGGCTGGGACAAGGCCTTTGGCGTGTCCAGCCACTAAAGCACACCTCATTCAAAAGGAGCGCAAATCATGGATCAACAACAACCCGGCACGGCTTGCTACCTGGTGAGCGAAGCCAACGGCACCCGCTCGCGTGATGTGGTCACGCTAGCTGAAGGCGTAGTACGCAACCCCGGCACTGTGCTGGGCAAGGTGGCAGCCACAGGCAAGTACGTGCCTGTAGACCCCGCCAATGGCACGGGCGAAGGTGAAACACCAGACGGCAGCCACATCGCTGTAGCGGTGCTGTTTGCCGCTGTGGACGCCACTGCGGGCGACAAGCCCGCCGTCATTACGGCCCGTGATGCAGAGGTGGAGGCTGCCGCCTTGATCTGGCCTGCAGCCATCACCCCCACCCAAAAAACCGCAGCACTGGGCCAGTTGGCCGCAGTGGGCATTGTGGCGCGCTGATTGCGCCGGAAAGACCAAAGGTAAACCACATGGCAGACCTCGCACTCCTGGCATCGCACGCCGCTTTCAGCATGACTTCTTTGTCTGCGGCCATTCAAAAGGCACCTTATGTGCCGCAACTGCTGGGGCAGATGAACATCTTTACCCCCGAGCGTTCACGCACCACCACCATTGCGGTGGAGGAGAAGGGCGGCATGTTGTCGCTGATTCCCGTCAGCGAACGTGGTGCACCGCTGGACGAAGGCAAGGGTGAGCAGCGCACCATCAAGTACTTCGCCACCAACCGTATTGCGCGCGGCAAGACGCTGTATGCCCATGAGCTGCAGAACATTCGCGCCTTTGGCGAAACCAGCGAACTGCAAGGCGTGCAGAACCAGATTGCCGAAATGATGAATGGCACAACGGGCTTGCGCGCAGCGGTAGAACTGACGCACGAGCACATGCGCCTGGGCGCAGTGCAGGGCAAGGTGATGGACGCCGCAGGCAATGAGCTGCATGACTGGTTTGCCCAGTTTGGCATTGCCCGCCCAGCCACCATCAACTTTGACTTTGCGGCGGCTACGGCAGAAGAGGGCCAGATCCGCGTGAAGTGCAACGAAGTGATCCGCGCCATGATGCGCGGCAGCCATGGCGCTTGGTTGCCGGGCATGACCCGCGCCGTGGCCCTGTGCGGCGACAAGTTCTATGACGACCTGACCAGCAACGCAGAAACCCGTGGCACTTACCTGCAGCAGCAAGGTGCCAGCGAGCTGCGCAACGATGTGGGCCAGGCGTTTGGTAGCTTCCGCTACGGCAACATCGACTTCATCAACTACCGGGGCACGGACGACAAGAGCACCGTGGCTATCAATGACGATGAATGCCAGTTCTTCCCCGTGGGTGCGCCGGATGCATTCAAGGTGGGCTTCTCGCCAGCGGAATTTCTGCCCTTTGTGAACACGCCCGGCCAGGACGTGTACGCCATGGTGGTGGTGGACAAAGACCGCCAGGCCTGGGCCCGCCCCGAGGTGTACAGCTACCCGCTGTTCATGTGCACCCGCCCCGGCATGCTGCAACGCGGCAAGCGCAAGGCTTAAGCGAGTAGGCCGACCATGACGCACAACCTTGCGCCCTTTGCTGCTGTGAATGCCTTGATTAATCAGGGGGTGAGCCAGCTGCTGTCCAACGCCACGGCAACGTGGCAGGGCACAGGGCATGCCTTTGGAGTGGTTTTCAAACGTGGCCTGGATGAGGGCTACTTGCCTGAAGCAGTTACGGCAGTCACCCACACCGTTTCCATGTGTGTGGTGAACGCACCAGGCATTGCAGAGGGCAGCCAAGGCTTGTGCATCAACAACCAGCCCTGCCGGGTCACTGGCCCGGTGGTGCCAGATGCATCGGGCTGGGCTACTTTTCCCGTCGTGCTTACGGAGGGTGCCCATGCTGGCCCTTGAAAAACTCATCCAAGACCGGCTGCGCGCCTTGGCTGCCTTTACGGGCTGGCAGGTTCGCGGTGCCACGGTGGCCACTGATCGCCGTGGCGTACCAGCGGTGGATGTGCGTATGGGGGGCGCCAGTGTGCCCCAGGTGCGCAAGCCTGCTGTAACGCTGCAGCCTGAGTGGTCAGTCACTTTGGTGGTGCAAAAAAGCGACCAAGCAGCTGAGCAACTTGATGCTGCGCTGGTGGCCACCATCGGCGCGCTGCACAACTGGCGCCCCGACGATGCCACGCGCAGCTGGACCGAGCTGCAGGTGGCCCGTGTGACTGAGGCAGCTTTCAGCGAGGCTGGCTTGGTTGGCTACGAAATCACCTTCACCACAGCGGCTGTTTTCGACGGCCAGTCTTAACCCCATTTTCTGGAGCATTCCCATGCCCATCCTGCACGAGAAAAGCCAGTACCTGATTGCCCGCGGGCGTGTGTACTTTGACCCTTATGACGCCAGCGAGCAGCTGACTGGTGAGATTGACCTGGGCAACTGCCCCGGCGTAGCCCTCACGATTGCCACTGAAAAGGCAGAGCACTTCAGCAGCCAAGGTGGGCTGCGCGAAAAAGACGGTGCTTGGGTGGTTCAGGTGGACCGCACCGGCACGCTCAACTGCGACAACTTTTCACCGCAAAACGCTGCGCTGTGGCTGTCTGGCACGCACGAAGTCAAGAGCCAGGCCGCAACGCCTGTCACTGGTGAAGAGCGCAAGGTGCTGCCTGGCCGCCAATACCAGCTGGGCGCTACTGCTGCCAACCCCTTGGGCGTGCGCAATGTGACAGATGTGACCGTAGCCCTCAAGTCTGGCGGCACAGCCTTGGTGGCGGGTACGGACTACAACGTAGACCTGGCCACCGGTCGCGTGCAAATCCTGGCTGGGGGTGCCATTGCTGTCGCCACCGATGTGCTGTTTGGCTACAAGCCAGTGGCGGCCACGTATGACGCGGTCAAGTCTGGCGCATCGGCTGAGCTGACAGGTGCGCTGCGCATTGTCTCGGACAACGCCGCCGGCGGTGATCGTGACTGGTATCTGCCCAAGGTCACGCTCACACCCAATGGTGACCTGCCCTTGATTGCTGAAGGCACCGACGTGGTCGCCATGGAGTTTGGCTTGGAGGCGCTCAAGCCTGCTAACGCCGAAGCCATCTACTGCAACGGCCGCCCCGTTGCTGTTTAACCCCTGCTTGTAAACCGCCCAGCACACCGCTGGGGCGGTTTGCCCTGTGGCCTTCCGCTGGCTACAGCGCAAACCGTAAGCACGCACTTTCAAAAAGCCCATGGCATTTAAACCCATTCAGATCGTTATCAACGCCAAAGACAATGCGTCTGCGGTGTTGGGCCGCCTTGAAGGCAAGATCAAGGCGGTGGGCATTGCCGTTGCGGGCTACTTTGGCATCAAGGCATTTGCAGGCGGCATTCAGGGCGCGGCAGAGTTTGAAGCCGCCATGAGCCGTGTGAAGGCTGCCACCGACGGCACTGCTGAGGAGATGACTGCGCTGACCAAAGCAGCGCAAGGTGCTGGCACCAGTACCAAGTACACCAGTGTCGAAGCGGCAGGTGCTTTGGAAAACCTGGCCAAGGCGGGTTTGAGCGCTGGCGACTCTATCAAGGCGCTGCCTGCCGTGCTGGCACTGGCGCAGGCCGGTGATGTGGAGCTGGCCACTGCCAGCGAGTATGTGACCAAGGCCGTCATGGGCATGGGGTTGGCCTTTGATGATGCCGCCCGCGTGGCCGATGTGCTGGCCAAGGGGGCCAACGCCACCAACACCAGCGTGGAAGGGCTGGCGCAGGCGCTGAGCTATGCCGCACCCGTGGCCAATTCGCTGGGTGTGAGCCTGGAGAGTACCGTGGCGATGGTTGGCAAGCTGGCTGATGCGGGCATTGATGCCAGCCGTGCAGGTACGGCGCTCAACAGCGTGATGAGCCAGTTTGCCAACCCAGCCAGCAAGTTCCGCCAAGAGCTGGGTGCTGCGGGGATTGTGACCACTGACTTTGACAAGGCACTGCGCCAGCTTGCCGCCAGCGGTCCTGCGGGTGAGCGGGCCATTAACGCGGTGGGTATGGAGGCGGGCCCTGGTTTGCGGGCCATGCTGAACCAGGGCATGGGTGCGCTGGATGGTTTGACGGAGAGCCTGCGCAACGCCCAAGGCAGTGCGGCCGATGCGGCCAAGACCATGTCTGACAACCTCAAGGGTGCGCTGACGGGCCTGGGTAGCGTGTGGGATTCGGTGGTGGTGGCCCTGAACACGCCGGTGCTGCCCGTGCTACGCAAAGGTGTGGAGGAGTTGACCGTATCCCTGCGCCGCCTGGTGGATGACGGCACCGTCGCCCGTATGGGGTCGGTACTGGCATCAGCCTTTGACAATGGCATCAAGGGTGTGCAGGCCTTTTTAGGCGCGCTCAATGTGGATCAAATCATCATGCGCCTACAGGTGATGGCCAGCGAGGTGGGAGAGGCTTTCCAGCGCGTTACTACCTTTGCCACCAATGCGGGCAACGCCGTGCGCATGGCGTGGGGCGTGATGGCTGCAGGCACCAGCGCGGTGATGGCCGTCATCTACAAAGTGGGTGAGGCATTTGCGGGTGTGGCCAGCAATATTCAGTCTGGGTTGGCGCTGCTGTATGACGGGCTGAGCAAGGTCAGCTTTGGCGCGATCTCTGAGGCCTATGCGCGAGCTGCGGCGGAGGTGCGCTTGTCGGCAGAGGCAACCTGGGCGGCATCGCAGGCGCTGGCAGCAAAGGCTGATGAATCCTTCAACACCATGGCAGAAGGTGCAGAGCTGGCGCGCGATGGTTGGGTGGGGCTGACTGAGACGGTTGAACAGGCCGCGCCTGCAGCAGCCCAGACCGCCGACGCGCTACAACAGCTGGCCCAGGGTGTGGATGCTGTCGCCCAAGCGCAGAGTAATGCTGTGCCTGCAGCCCAGGCCAAGGCACAGGCAGATGCGCAGGCCGCGCAGGCGGTTAAGCAACTGCGGGCTGAGTACGCAGAGCTGGTGGTCAGCGGCAACATGCAGGCAGCCGCCAGGACGTTGATCGAGATTGATCGCATCCAGCGCAGGCTGGCTGGATCTGCAGAGAAAGCCGCGGAATCTGCCGCTTTGATAGACCAGGCTTACGCTGACCTTGGGTTGGAGACGCCTAAGGAATTGCAGCGCCTGGCAGACCAGGCATCTGCGGCCTTCAAGCGGCTGGAGAAAGACGGCACCCAGCCACCCCAGCGGATTGCCCAGGCCTGGCAGGTGATGGCCGAGCGCACCATTGCCGCCAATGGTGGAATTGCCCCAGCCTGGCTCAAGACCGAGGCTGCCGTCAAGGGCTATGAGATTGCGCTAGATCGCGCTGGCAAGGCTGTGGTCAGCACCGAGCGTGCCACCGCCCGTGCTGCAGGGCGCATGGTGGGTGATTTTGACAAAGTGGGGCGGGCTGCTGATCGCGCGGGGCAGCGCATCCACAACATGCGCCGTGCTGCCGAGTCGCAGGAAGGCGACGGGGCCAAGCCATTTGGCTCCCCTAACATTGCCCAACGTGGCACCACCAACCCCATTCAGAACCTGGTGCCCGCCAACATCCAAACCGAGGCCGAGTTGGATGCCTGGTGGAAAGAGTGGCAGCGCCAGTACAAAGAACAAAACCCGTTTGACGTGAAAAGCCGAGGCCAGCTGGGAAATTACCAGTATGCGGTCACCCAGTTTGCAATGGAAGGCGCGCGCAAGCAGATCAAGCTGCAGCAGGCGTCCAATGCCGCAAAGCCCCAGCAGCCTGGCGCGCAGCCAACCCAGCAGGCCCAATCCGCCCCGCAACTCAACACCGCGCAGCAGCTGGTTACGCAGGTGCACCGTCATGAAATCTCGCTTGGCGGGCGGGAGCTGGGGGCTATCCAAACAGATGCGGCAGGCAGCAACGTGCTGCAGCAATTGATGAGCGAGTTGGAGCGCAGCGCCAAACTGACAGGAGCTTCTTTCTGATGGCCTCGCACTTCCTGAACGGTATTGCCTTGCCCAGCGGCATGTTGTGGGTGGATGAGTTCGCCTGGGCCGCTGCCCAGCGCAGCGTTGAGCGCAGCATCACCGGCGCACAAATCATTGATGTGGTGCCCAAGGTGGCAGGCCGCCCCATCACCTTGCAAGGTGCGCAAGACCAGGGCTGGATCCGCCGCGCCACATTGCTGGCCGTGCGTGCGCTCGCGGACGTGCCGGGTGGTCAGTACCCACTGATGTTGGCTACAGGTGAGCAGTTCACGGTGATGTTTGCGCCAGAAGAAGCGATCGATGCGCAACCCATCAGCAGGCCGGAGTTGCCTGCCAATACCAACCCCTACGTCGCCACGCTGCGACTGATTACGGTTTAAGAACAAGGACAGGCGTGCAATGACCAGCATTCAAGACGGCGATATCAAGCTGCTCAAATCCAAAGTCATGGATGACGTGCCAGAGGGTGGTGGCGGCCCCACGGGCAACGTGGTTGGATGGGGGCAGAGCAACGATGTGTTTGATGACGTCACCGAGGTGACCCGCGCCGGTGGGCAGGTCAGCATTCGCCAGCTGTTCGGTGCGGTGCAGACGGGTAATACGGAGCCGCTGATGGATGCCAACATCATCATCGACCAACCCGCCACCGACCCTAATGTCAGCGTGACGATTGCAGCGTGTGGTCCGTTTGCCAAACGCAGCGAGATTGCAACAGCCATTGCTAACTACCTGATTGCAGGCACCGAGTGGAACGGCATCTTGCTGGGTAACCACGTGCAGGGGCAGGGCAATGTGCAGATCTTCCATCGCATAGGCACTGCTGCGCCGCCCATCGGCCGCACGCTGGTGCTGGTGCAAGACGAAGGCAAGCCAGCAGAAAAGCGCCAGTTTGTGCGCATCATCCGCACCGACACGGTAGAGCGCACCTTTTCCTACTCGAACGGTAGCAGCGTGGTGGACTATCAGGCTCTTGTGACTACCTGTGAGATTGGCGGTCGCCTGAACCAGGCGTTTGTCGGTAGTGAACCCAACCGCATGTTTACGCGCACTGCAGGTGCCACCATGATCCGTGACACCACCGTGGCTGATGCCATGCAGTTTTACGGTGCATCGCCCATGACGGCAGCGTACACCCTGGGCGACCCGGCGCGGCAAGTGAAGGTGGCCAGCATCTACACCCAGCTGGTGCCTAGCAGCCGCACCGAACGTGTCAACCTGGACCAGCGTCCCGCTGCCATGCGCAGCATCACGCTGGCTACAGGGCCGCGTGAGGTGACGGTGCCCATCACGCCACATACGTACCGTTTCAAGGTGGGCCAAGAAAACCGGGGTTATAGCTGGACGGCCATCTTGCGCCCCTTCCCCAGCCCTGGCACGGTGGTGGTGAGCTTCATGGTGCTGGGTACCTGGTACACCTGCCAAGACAATGGCGCGGGTGAGTTGGTGGGGGATGCCGTGGGCACCATCAACTACACCAATGGCTCTATTGCTATCACACTGCCTGCGTTGCCTGATGTGGGTTCTGCCATCTTGTTTCAGTGGGGCGAGACCACAGGCTTTGTTAATCGCAGCAGCACCTTGCTGCAAGTGCGCCAGCCTGAGTACATGCTGAAGTTGGATCATGCGGGTATCAAACCCGGCACGCTGCAGATTCAGTGGGAAAGCGCTGGTCAGCTTAAAACCGCGACTGACACTATGGGCGTGTTGGTTGGTGATGCAGTTGGCGAGATCAACTACGCCAGCGGCGAGCTGCTGATCAAGCCCGCCCTGGCGGCCTGGATCGATGCGCAAGGTGAATTCAGCATCAGCTACCAGTACGCCACCATCATCACCAAGGATGTGGCGGCCAGCACCGATGCGGCAGGCTTCGCGACCATCGCACTAGACAGCGTGCCTGCCGCTGGTAGTGTGCAGGTGCAGTGGGTGACAGCACGCAACGTCACCGCCAGCAGTGGCGGCAGCAGCACGGGGGCCTCTGCAGGTAAAGGCAGCGGCAAGCACATTGGTGCGCTGGCACAGGGCAGTGGTGGCTTTAAGCCTTTGGTGCGCCAGTATGGCATTCCAAACGGTGTCAGCCAGCAGGCCACCTACAGCACCAGCACGGTGGCCAGCAGCAAAACGCAAGAGCTGCAGACGCACGTGCTGACCGACGATGCCGCAGGCAGCTTTGGCGCGCGCGGCACCATCAACTACGCGGGCAAGAGCTTGACCGTGAAACTGGTGGACCTAGATGCCAGCACCGAGGGCTATCAAAGCAGCTACGAAAACAGCACAGCCTTTGAAAATGCCACCATGAACGGCGGCAGTGTCAGCAACAGCGCCGCACAAAAGGGTGGGCAAAGCAGCACCGTGGCCGTGTCTGAGCAGATTCTGGCAGCCAGCACGGTGCAGGTGACGTATGCAGAAAGTTTTGCCAGTCCGCTGACTGCCGTGCAGTCGTGGCAGCCGCCTGCGCTGAGTATTGACCTGTGTCCCTACACCAGCCAATACGTGGTGCCCGGCAGCGTGCAGTTCACCTGGTTGGGGCATGTCTACATCGATGTGGATGGAGACATCATCCGCGACCGCACCTCCAGCAACCCCGGCACTGTGGCGGGGCGTATGGACTATGCCGCAGGCATTGCCTATCTGAATGACTATGTGGTGACCACGGCATCCCCGCTGGTGCTGGAGAGTCTGTGGACCAGCCGCAAGGACTGGACGGCAGGCAGTGTGTTCTTTCGCACACCGGCTGCGCCCGTGGCCGTCCAAGGCATTACCCTGAACCTGTCAGACGCCAATGGCAACGCCATCACGCTAACGCCGGATCTGGAGGGCTACTTCAACACCGCGCAAAGTCGTGGCCGTATTGACTACCAGGCTGGCCTGGCAGAAATCCAGTTCGGTGCTTTTGTGGATGCCGCCACGCTCACTGATGCCGAGCGTGCCGAGTGGTGGTATGACGCGGCGGATGTGGGCGCTGTGCAGGCGGGCAAGATCTGGAAGCCGCTGCCCGTAGACCCGACCACGCTGCGCTTTAACAGCGTGACTTATGTGTACCTGCCACTGGATGCCGACATCATTGGCATGGACCCCGTGCGCCTGCCCAGCGATGGGCGTGTGCCGGTGTTTCGCAACGGCTACTACGTGGTGGTAGGCCACACCGCAGTGTTGCCTGCAGCCAGTTTAAGCAACGGCCAGACCATTGACTGCGCACGCACACGCTTGAGCCGGGTGTGGATCGTAGGGGCGGATGGTCACAAAATCCAGAGCGGCTGGAGCGTGGACCTGGATGCTGGTCTGGTCAGCATTGCAGACGTGACCGGCTGGGCCCAGCCCGTGCGCGTGCACCACCGCATCGAAGAAATGGCGCGAGTGTCTGATGTGCAAATCAACGGCACGCTCACGCTGACCAAGGCGCTCAGCCACCACTTTCCCGCAGGCAGCGTGGTCAGCAGTGCCCTGTACACCGGCACCATCCGTGCACGTGTGAGCCATCTGTTTGACCAAGCCACCATTGATGCGGTCAGTTGGTCTGACACCGTGGTGGGTAATCAGGCCCCTGCGCAATACAACGACACGGCTTTCCCTATCGTGGTGACCAATGCCGGGGCATTGTCTGAGCGCTGGTTGCTCAAGTTCACCAACGCCACCACGGTGGAGGTTGTTGGTGAGCATGTGGGCAACCTGGGCACTTTCCCCATCGCAGCTGACATTGCGCCCATCAACCCCAACACCAAGACGGAGAGCTTCGCGGGTGTGCCTTATTTCACTGTTAAAGCTGGCGGCTGGGGTGCGGGCTGGGCTATAGGTAACGGTCTGCGTATCAACACAGTGGGCGCCATGCAGCCGTTTGCCTGCATTCGCACTGTGCAGCCCAGCGAGGCGGTGGGCACTGACTACACCTTTGGACTGACGGTGCGCGGCGACGTTGATCGCGCTGCGCAGCCTTGATTGGAGAAGTAAGTATGCAATCTTCACGCAGCCCTAAAGACACCAGTGTCAAGTTTTTCACCAGCGAGATGGTGGGGGCGCCCAGCTTGAGCGAGGCAGCAGGCACTTTGATTGGAGTGCTCTCAGCTTGTCTGGTCAACGGCTTTGGCATGCAGCAAGTCAGCAGCTTTGTAGTGACGCAAGGCTTGGGGCAGATCACAGTGCCTGTTGCCACTGGGTGGAAGCGCATGTGTGTCATTGATGTAGCAGGCTGCACCGACGCCAGCTACAACGGCGAATACAAGCTCACGCAAGTTTCTGCAGATGGGCTGCGCGTGAGCTTTCCGATTGATGCGCCAGATGGCACGGTGCTTGGCGCGGCAATTACGGTCAAGCTGGCACCGGCGGGATGGCTGCTGCGTTTTGCAGATCCCGCAACCAATAAGGCGGTGTACATGCCGGGCACCCCGCAGTGGGCGGGGCATTGTTTGAGGGTGCAAGACCCGCAGGGAACGCACAGCTTTGTCCGGGGCTACGAGTCGATGTCAGACGTGGACACTGGGCTTGGCATGTTTCCAACGACTGCGCAAGTGGCGACTTCGGCATGGTCAAAAGCTTCTGGTACCGCACGGCCCGCTCGGTGGTTGGTTGTTGCTGATGAGCGATTGATGTATGTAGGGTTGATGCCTGTAGTTTCTAGTACCGAGAGTCGTGTGGCATCTCCTATGCGCTGGTTTGGTCGGTTTGATGCGTTGAACGCTTCGGACATGCACGCCGTCTCTGTGTCTGTCCAGCTTGATACCCTGTCGTTTGCTAGTGAGTCTTGGCACAGTGGTGCGGCCTCACTGTGCACGGCGGCTGTGAGTAAGAATATCTGGGTGGCGCGCTCATTGGATGGCGCCATCATGTCGCAGGGGGCGTTTGTTTCGTTGCTTGCGCCTTATGCGGCGGCAAGCGGTGAAGATGGTTACTGTGGTTCAGCCACAGGGGTGGGGGTTGGAAATTTGGTGGGCGCGCAGAAATTTTTGCGCGTAGCGGTTGGAAGCTACCCGCGCGCCAATGCCAGCGATCATGCATTTGATGCATACCGGCGTGGAGGTGTTGACTCCAGGACCTGCGGTAGTTGACATCGGTGGGCGTCTGCATTGGCTGTTTGCGGGGTCGTCTGCCTATGGCACCAATGCAGAATGGCGGCGGATTTGTGCTATCGATGTAGAAGGCCCCTGGTCATGATCTGGCAGCCCATCTTCAGCCAGGATCTGCGGGGTGGCCGTGATCTGCTAGGCATGCCCTATGGCGTGATTTACGGCGCCGTACAAGCCCAACAAGGCGAGTTGCTGCAACACGTATGGCGGCGCGTATGCCTGTTTATTCAGCGTGATGGGGTGTTTGTTGCGCAAACGTGGAGTGACAAAGTCACGGGCGCTTACCGCTTTGAGCGCCTGGATGCGGCAGAAACCTACTTCGTGATTGCGTTTGACCACACTGGCATGCACCGTGCAGTGGCTGCCAATGACTTGGTGCCAGAGGTGCAGGCATGAGCGCCGCAGAGCCCATCTGGCGTGTAGCCCCTGCCTTGCTGCTGGCCCAGCTGCAAGCCACGCTGGCGCGGTTGGATGCCCAAGAGGGGAATGCCAGCATCCGTCTTTACAGCACAGCGCGCCCAAGTGATATGGGGCAAGGCGGCACGCCCATGGCGCAGGTGCAACTGGCACGGCCTGCGGGCGTGATAACTGCAGCAGGCCTGCTGCAGCTCACACCAGCAGACCCAGCGGGCAGTATGGTGCTGGAATCCGGCACACCGCGCTGGGGCGAGTTGGTGGCCGCAGATGGTACGGTGCTGGCCGATGGGAATGTGACCGATGCTGCACACGGCGGTTGCTTTAAGGTCAGCGGCGGGCAAACGCCTGAGGGCGATGATGCTCCAGTGTTCTATGCAGGTGGCCTGATCACGCTGGCTGCAACGGCGCTGGGCTAGGGCAGCACATGGCCGCTACCCCACTTGTCTTTAAACAGCAGCATCAGGGCGCTGGCAACCCCGTGCAACTGGTGCTGGGGGCGGATGAAGGCGCGCCCCAGCCAAAGTACATGCTGGCAGCTGTTGGCCGCCTTTCGCTGGGTATGCGTGGTGCGGTGCGTGTGGCAGCTGTGCAGCGTGTTACCGCCGTGGGGCGTATCACTGCTGGTCTGCGCGGCCCCGTTGCTGTGGGCTGGTATGTGAATGTTTCTCGCCCCAGTGTGGCCATGGTCACCGATGCTGCCCAGCCGGCGCAGTCATTGCGTGCGGCCGTGCAAGGTGTGTGGCAGCAGTCAATGCGCACACAAACTGCCATCACCCAGATCTGGCAAGACGCGCGCCATGTGTCAGAGCAAGTGCGCGCACTGTGGCAACAAGCCAAGCCTTTGCGAGGTGCGGGTGTTGATGTGATGCAAGACGCAGCATCCGTGCGCCACGGCATGCGCAGTGGGTTTGAGCAATCCTTGCGTCGTTACAGCGCTGCGCTTGATGTGGTGCAAGACGCGCAGGCCCTGCGTGTTGCCACGTTGGTGGCGTTTGAGCAGGCAGTGCGTCTGCGCAACGCCCTGCAAGGCAGCATGCAACAAGCCCTGCCCGCAAGCGGCCGCTGGCTCACCAGCTTTGCCCATGGGCTGCCTGTACGGGTGGGTGTGGGTGGCCGCTACCAAGAGGCTGCCAAACCAGGCCCCGGACAGTGGGTGTGGCCCCTGCCGCCAAATCCGCAGCCCAAGCCATGCTACGTGCCCGGCCTGCCAGCAGCCTTGGTGTTTGACCAGGCCAATGCCAGTGGATTGCCTGCTGCGCTGGTGTTTCGCTGTAAGCGCAAAGCTCCAGATCCGCAGCCCACGCCGCACTACGTCATTCCCTTACTGCCTGCCTATATGCAAGTCCACCACCTCACCGCACACCTGCTGCCTGGCATGGAGCCTGTGCCGCTCACCGACCTGACGCTGTCTGCCGACGATGATGGCTACGGCTGGAGCCTCACGGCCAATGGCCCGGAGCACCTGATGGAGCAGCTCGCTCCCGTGGCAGGCTTGCCTACCCGCGTGCGGGTAGATATCAACGGGATTGCTTTTGTATTTGCCATCACCAGCACTGCCCGCAGCCGCAGTTTTGAGCGCAAGCGCGTAGCGGTGCAGGGTGTCAGCGTCACTGCCATGCTGGGTGCGCCTTATATGCCGCAGCAAAGCTGGCTCAGCAGCGCGGCAGCTACAGCGCAGCAGCTGGCCGTGCAGGCACTGGAATTTACTGGCGTGGGGCTGGATTGGCAGATTGCCGATTGGCTGGTGCCCGCAGGCGCATGGAGTTTTCAGGGCACGCCCCTGCAGGCCGTGCTGCGCGTGGCAGAAAGCGTGGGCGCGGTGGTACGCAGTCACCCCACGGCAGAGCAGCTCATCATTGCGCCGCGCTACCCCGTGCTGCCGTGGCACTGGGCAGACGCTGTGCCTGACGTGCAAATGCCCGCGGCCGTCATCGTCACCGATGAGCTGCGCCCGGAGCCACGGGCCGACTACAACGCCATCTATCTGACCGGCGGCAGCGTAGGTGGCGTGCAGGGCCACGTCGTGCGCAGCCTGAGCGCCCGCGACAAGCTGGCGCCTGCCGTGCAGGATGACCTGATTACCCATGCCGATGCCGCCCGCCTGCGCGGCCAGTGGGCCCTGGCTGCCAGTGGCAACAAGCTGCTGCAAACCATCAGCATGCCCGTGCTCACGGGCGGCACCAATCCCGGCATCGTGCGCCCCGGCCAGTTGCTGGAGGTGGCCGACACCGATGGCACTTGGCGTGGTCTGGTGCGCGGCGTCAACGTCAGCGCCGCACTGCCCAAAGTGCGCCAGCAACTCACCGTTGAAAGGGTGGCGGCGTGAGCACCAATCTTTACAAACGCCTCAAGGCACTGATGCCCGAAGCACCTTTGCTCACGGGCACTGTCACCGTGCTGCATGCCGATGGCATGGCCGAGGTGGCCCAAGACGGCGGCGCAGGCCAGCTGCGTGTGCGCAACCCTCTGCTACAGCCCAGCGGTGCACGGGTGTACGTGCAGGGCGGGGTCATCACCGGCCCAGCGCCTGACTTGCCCTACGTATTGATTGAAGTCTGATTAAAAAAGGAGGGGGAACATGGTGGACGATCACGGCAACGAGCTGCCCGCAACCACGCTGCAGCAGATTAACCAGAAGTTTGACAACGGCAGCGTGCGCATGGCCGGCATTGAGCGCGAGCTGACGGCCACGCGCAAAGAGCTGCATGAACTCAAGCAGCAGCTTACTGACTTGCTGGAGTTTTTTGAGGCCATGCGTGGTGCATTCAAAGTGCTCAACTGGCTGGGTAAGCTGGCCAAGCCAGCGGCTGCCATTGTGGGCTTGGGTGCGTCGGTGATGGCGGCTTACGCAGCATGGCGAGGTGTGCGATGAGCAAAGTCCCTGCCGTATTGCGCAACAAGCTGCTACAGCTGGCCTTGGGTTTTGCTGTGGGCGCGACCACCTATGTGGCGGTCGACCAACCTGCCAAGCCCAGCCAGGCCGTGCAGCTGGCCATGGAGTTGGGCGCTCACTATGAAAGCAGCGGTCGGCACATCGGTGTGCCCTATGTTGACAAGTTGGGCAAAGGCCAGCCTCTGACCGTGTGCAACGGCGTCACCGGGCCCGAAGTGGTGGCAGGGCGCTACTACAGCAAAGACGACTGCTACCGGCTGGAGCTGCCCAAGTACCTGCAGGCCGAGCTTGCAGCCAAGCGCTTGTTCAACCACTGGGCCACCTACAACGTCTGGGTGCAAGCCAGTTTTATCGACATGCTCTACAACCTGGGCGAAGGCGCCGTGCGCGGCAGCACCATGCTGGGCTTGGCCAATGCAGGCAAGTTAGAGGCCGCCTGTGCGCAGATGCCCCGCTGGGTGCGCGGCACCGTCAACGGCCAAAGCGTGCAGCTGCCGGGCTTGGTGGGCCGCCGCACCACCACGGCTGAGCTGTGCCGCGACTGGGGGCGCGACGGGCATTTCAGCGTGATTGCCATCCGTGGCTTGGAGGGCGGAAATGCTCAAGCTGATTGATAGTTTTATGCCAAAGGTTTGGTTGTGGCTGGCCTTGGGGCTGGCTGTTTTGGTCTTGCTGCAGCAGCTGCGCGTGGCGGGGCTGCAGGTGGATGTGGCCACGCTGGAGGCATCACATGCAAAAGCAGGCCAAGAGCAAGCGCAGCAGGCGCAGGCAGCTATTAAAAAAGATGCAAGCACTTTGCTGCAGCACGCAGGCAACCAACAGGACAACACCCATGCATACACCCAAGAAATCCAGCGGCTGGAAGCTGGCCGCACTACTGACGCTGCCCGCATTGCAAGCCTGCAGCACAACCTGCGCACCACCGCCACCCAGCACGCCCAGGCTGCCAGTGACGCCGCTGCCTGCCGAGATCTCGCAGATCAACACCAGCAACTCGCAGCCCACGCTGCACAAGGCGCGGGCGTGGTTGGAGAACTTGTCTATTTGGTCGAGCAGCGTGACGCCCAAGTCAACGCCCTGATGGGGCAGGTGCGCACAGACAGGCAACTGCTGGACTGAACGAAATGCTGTTTACCAAAATCAACATAGCAAAGCAGCTAGACACTGCAGGTGCAGACCGCTTGGTCCGCCGCCTTGTCTTGGCGCATGTGCTGACAGCGTTGGGCATTACCGCTGGTGGGTTAGGCGCATTGGTGATGGCCATCCGCTGGTAGTAAGTGCTACCAGTGCAGGGTGCCACTTGCCCTGTGCAACGCGACGCTGAATGCGCGCCTTGTACAGTTCGGGGCTTGGCGCATTGGCGGCACGACCTTTATGACGCGTCGCATTACAGAATTTGCACGCTGCGGCAATATTCTCGCGCACGTCCTTGCCGCCGTCTTGCTGCGCGCGCAAATGCTCCGCAGTGCTTTGACACAGCGGAATCAATTTCTTTGGAATATTGAATCGAGAGGCAAAAGCAGCTTTATCGCTGTTTTCCCACATAGGCAGGCTGCAGTAAAAGCAGCAACCGTTTTGGGCTTTGAATGCGGATTTGCGTAGGGTCTGTAGTTTGGTCATCTGAAAAAACACAAATGAACCTGCCGTAGCAGGTTGGTTGTGCTGTTCCAGGAGCTCCATTGGGGAGACTACAAGGCACCGCCCCTTGGGGTAGTACGGTTATGCATGGAAATGCTTCCAATGCGGTCGGTTTCGCAAGCCGAACAGGCGAATTCTCATATATCGCGCTGATGGCCGCAAGATTCGTTGGAAATTTGATGAAAAGTGCTGCTGGCGCTTACGCAGAAAGCGCTAGCAGCTATCAAATTAATCATTCATCAAACAAACACAGCACGGAAAGTGTCGGGTGGCAGGGGCTTGCCATCGTGGCCGATGCGCGGTGATGTGTGGGGTGATGCGTGCGCTGGCAAGGTGCTAGTGGCAGGGGCGGGCGCTGCCACTTCTGTTCTGCGCTCGCGGATCTGGGCCCGCTCGGTCAGGCGTTGGGTGCAGGCAGAGGCCAGGGCGGCCAGTTGCGTGTCGCTGGGCATGATGTCGGCCTTGGCAATGTGCTGGGTCAGCTCAGGCAGGCTGGCAATGATTTGCCCGTCTGCCACCTCTTTGGTCATAGGCAAGCTGGGCTGGCCGCTTTGGTCGTAGCCAAAGCTGAGCAGGTAGCGGGCGCGGCGCCAGTCGGCGTTGCGGCCAGACATGACGGCATCAAACACCGTTTGCATCACCTGCGCGCCGGCTTGGCTGGCCAGCGTTTGGGCCAGTTGCAGGCGCTGCGCGTCTTGGGCGGGTTGACTTAACTCTGCCTCCATGCGGTTGAAGGCGTCGATGTAGGCCAGCTTGAATGCCAGCGCCTTCTTGCCGGTGAAGCCCATGGCCAGCAGCGTGAAGCCGTCGCGGGTGAGGCGGTAGGCGGGGCGCTTTTCTCCTTTTGCATCCGTAAATTCAACCAATCGAAAATCCGATTGGTGCTCTGCAGGCAAGTTTGGAAGCAGGCTTCTGATGCGTTCCATCACGTGCAAATGTTGTTTGCCGAAATGGGCTGCAACTTCGTTGCTGGTAGTGCTGGGCTTGCCATCAATGACGATGACGGTGGGAGAGAAAGCCAAAGCTGGCTGGGACAT